CCACGTTGCTGGTGTTCCTCACCGATGGCGAGCACTTGTTCCAGTTTTTTAAGAACCTGGCTGTGCTGGGTGCCGTGGCAGTCATTAGCCCGTGGATGGCTGTGGCGGTGTTCATTGGTATGCGCTTGGCGGCTTTCATAAAGGAACAAATAAATTGGATACAATGAAAAAACATTTTTTAATTTTAAATCATATTGTATATTTGTAAAAGGAGGCTGGAATCTCCTTTTGTTAGATGTTAATCGCAACATACTGAAATTGAAATAAATGTTTGTATGAAAAAAAACTTCACAAAAATTATTGAAGCTTACCTGTTAACTGTTGAGAAGCCGCTTGATTGGCTTCTCAACGAAACAGGTTATTCTCTTACAGCGTACAGAAACTGGAAAAACGGCTTCAAAAACCCTTCGCTGGACGCTATTAACAGCATCGCCTTGGTTTTAAAAAATGCAAGGGCAAACATATGGACGCCTAAGCAGCTTATCACCCCAGAAATGAAATTTCAAACATCGCGAGTGAAGGCGGCACGCACAAATATTCGGTATTTGTGTGAGAAATATCAGATTGAAAAATCAGATATATACAACGATGAGCGTTTTGGTTTATCAAAATCAAGCGTGATTAATGTACTGACGCATGATAAGCAGCCAAATTTTGAAAACATTAAAAAGTTTGAAAAAGTGTTTAAAACATTCGATGTTGCTAATATTAAGACGCATCTTGATCTAATTTACTTTTCACTACCGTGGGGTGAATCAGCAGAATCATATATTGAAATAAGAAACAAAATTAAACTGCTATGAAAAATGTAACTTTAATTATTTTGTTAGCTGCTTTGCTTATGAGCTGCGACAAAGAAGAAACAACAGCCTCGTTCAGTGCTGACATCACAAAAGCTTATCTAACGCAAACCATTCGATTCAGTAACGGCAGCCGCCATGCGGATGCCTTCATGTGGGATTTTGGTGACGGGCAAACGAGTAACGAGCAAAGCCCTTCGCACGCCTATAACCAGCCGGGAATTTACAATGTGACGCTTTCGGCTACAGGTACAAGAGATGCGAGCCACAGCGAAACAATTACGGTACTAGATGGGAAGGCGGCCTACCAGGTGAGCAACATCAGCGATTACACACTCGAAATGTACAGTTTTTATTACAACGAGTTGATTAATGAGCTCACAGATGAAACAGATATGGGCGTGATTGAAGAGGATGAAACTACTGACACTTTTTATACCAACCGCGACGAGCTGATGCTCGCATTTTATGCTGAAGGCACACTCTTTATGGTAGCTGAGCCTTTTAATATTACGGCCTATACAGAAAACACATACACAATTAGTAACTCAACTCAGGTGATTATAATTGATAAGGCTTTTAAACAAAGTAGAATGACCGTTGAGGAGGTGTTTAAATGAGTGAAATCATTGGATCATAAAAACCCGAAGCAGCTCCGCTCCGGGTTTTTTTATGCCCTCACCCTAACCCTCTCCCTCTGGGAGAGGGAACTTTCTTAAACACCCGTTACCTCTTCAAAGCGTGTTTGATAAATCAGGTCATAAACCTTAAGGCCGTCGCGGCGTTTTTCGGCGCGGGCGCTCATGCGGGTGAGCTGGTTGAAGTCGTAGTTCTGCCGCCACCCTTGCAGGGCGGTGTGTATTTTAGCCAGCACATCATATACCGCCAGTGCCTGTGCCCTTACGGGGCTCTTATTGTTTGTGGCTCCCTTTGGGGTAAAGGCTACCCTGATGTTAATCTGAGCCGTTACAATTTGGCTCACATCGGTTTGGTCATCGGTTCGGGGGTAGGTGATATCAATCATAGCGCAGGGGAAAGCCACGCGGGGACGCTCGCCCATTACATCCAGCTCGCCGCTGTCCCAATCCACCCATCGCAGCTCGGGCACTTGTACCTCAAGCCTGTCGCTTATCGCAATAAAAAGTTCTTTGTTCATAATTTACAATGTGTTTAAGTATTCAATAATCCGTTCTTTAATCATATCCAGCAGCTCCTCGGCTTTGCCCATAAACTGCCTTTGCGGGATGCGCACATTTCGGTTATGGCTTTTGACATCCACGCTTCCTTTCTTAGTCTGCCGGGTATGGGCAGGCACCACCACCGCCCCTGTAAAGCCTTCGTTATGTACGCGTGCATAATCCACCTTATCGTTCCCGGCACTAATCACCACCTTCGTAGGTTTAATAATAACCGGCCTGATGCTGTTCATCATGTTGCCGCTCTCCACCATGAGGCTGCCTGTTTTCTTGTGCACCTTGGCGGGAGTCCACGGCGTGCCGTCCCACTCCTTCAGCATAAAAGTTTCTTTGTAGTAGGCCGTGGCTGTTTCGGCTACTATCTCAGCGGCTTCAGGCATTACGCGCTCCGGGAGCTGCGCAATAAATTGGTCAAATTCGTCGAAAGTCATAAAAATTATTATTACATTTGTATCAACAGCCTTGCGGCTAAGAAAGCGCCAATACCCCGCAGCGGAGGGACGCGGACGGCTGCACATCGTGACAGCGTAAGGCTTAGAGCTGTAACCCGGATTTATCCTATCCGGGTTTTTTTATGAGTAGTCCGCGCCTGTATTTTGTTACCAGCTCCTTCCATTTCTCCTTGCTTGCGGCCTTTACTTTCTCCCTTACAGGGAAAAAAGTTTTCACTTTGTAAACCGTGCCAGCCTTTACTTCCCCAATCACCGCCAACGCCTCATCCTTGTAGTATTTCAAAAACACATACTGGTTAAGCGTGTCTGGTGTTATCCACACTTCATCCGGCTGCTGTAGTGTTTCAGCTACTGCTTTCATGTAAGGGGCTCGTTGCGTTGCTTTTTTACCAGCATGCATCTTTAGCCAATCATCCGCATCAAACTGGATGCTGCGCCCGTTGTAATCCGTAAAGAATGATTTTCCATCCTCTACCTTCAGTGTCTTGGCATACTCCTCAATAGTTCCTCCCCAGCGTTGTAGCGTGCCGCCAAGCTGGCTGCGCATCTGCTCATAGCTCTTCAGTCCGTAGGTGTTGTAATTCACGTTCTTCAGCAGCTTTTTAGCCATACGCGGGAACTTCTTAATATAGAGCTGATTTTCTTTGAACACCTCCCACGATTGCGCACGGTTGGTGCCAAAGCCCTGCGCGGCATCCTTCGCCCACTCATCGCTGGCAAGGTACTTATCCACCACGACCCTGGCGGCGTCAAAATCATATCCTTCCACCTCGTTAGCCATTTTAGCTATCACATAGCAACGACACTTCCAGCCATTCGGCGGCCATATTTTATTCCATCTTGGGTCGTTGGCCGGGAGAATGATATCATGCAGCTTACGGTGGCTGTCTCTTACCTTGTCATCGCCAACGGTCTTATATTGCCAGTAAGGGAACAGCTGGGTTTTACTCTTCAGCCGGTTGTAGTTTTCCGTGCTGTTTGCTATCAGGGTGGCGGTTTGCCACTCGGTTCGCTGCCACTCTTTGTTGAATACCTCCAGCTTATCAGAAGCAAGCTTGTAAAACTCCTCAAAGCTCTTGCTTTTCCGGTAGAGTTCGTTCAGCATCTGAATTTCTGCAATGCTCTTGGCCGCGCTGAAGTGGAATACGTTCATCTCCATCGCCGTAGTGCGGGCATCGTTCTGGTAGTTGTAAGTAAAACCGAAATCAGCCAAACGCACAGGCTTAGCCGTTAAGGCTTTAAGCAGGTCGTTGCTAATCCAATAAAACAGCTCCGGGTCGAAATCCGTTTTATCCAGCGCGCGCTTGATAAGGCGGTCGTGAAAATCCTTATCATTCAGTGTGAGGGCTTTGCCATGCGCCCCGCTCTGTTGCGGGGCTGCTACGAAAAAATCCCACATCCTCCTTAGCAGGTTGCGGTCACTGTTTTCGATGCCCTCTTCCTCTTCCTTCATTTTGTCCGGATCTTCTTTGCCTGTCTCCTCCTCTTTCGGCTTTTGCTTTCCGGCTATTGCATCGCCTTCCTCAGCCGCTGGGATGCTGTATTTATCGCGGAGGTAGTCTACAGGGATATCAATGATTTTAGTGAGGCTAACAATGTCAGACACCGTAAGCGGTTCTGAGGCATCGGGGAATACAAACTTACCGCCCTTAACGGGATAGCCTCTTTTTTCAAGCAGGGGCAAAACATAGTGATTAAGCACCTTACGAACATAGCGCAGGTCGGCGCGGTTCTTGCCTTCCTCCACGGCTTTGTGCACTTCACTTTGTGAACGGCTGCTGCCGTCCAGTGTGGTCATGGTTTGCCCCAGGATAGTAATCAGAATCTCCTCGTTGCACGCTTTCCGGAAATCGTTGTGTGCTGAATTGCTGCCGCTGGTGCCGGTATTGTTTACCGTATCCACCTCCGTCTCCTTAGGCACCACCGCCCAGGGGGCAGAACCTGCCGTTTTTAAGGCTTCCTCAAGCAGCTGCCTTGATTGTGGATCGTGGCTGCTGTACTTACCAATCCGTTGAGGCATACCGAATATTTCCAACCACTCGGCATAATCCCCAAAGCCTCCGCGCTTGTAAATGGTGTAAGGAGCTGTTTTCAAGAAAAGCCCGAAGTTACGCGGCTTACCAAGTGCAAGGATGTGGTCATCATCAGCATACGGGATGCCCTGCATATCGTATTCCCTTATGAGAATCGACTGCGTTTCGAGGCTGATGTGCTTCGATGGTATCGGGGTGAAATTAAAGCCTTCGGTAAAATCGAACTCTCCGCCGGCACGCCCCCAGAACCTCACTTGCATGATGGTTGTGATTAACTCCTCCCAGGCGGGCGAGTCAATGATGTCAGTGATTTCCTGCACTTCCTGCCCGTCGGCATCCTGAAAAGTAAGCAGGCTGTTGTTAACAGCGTCGATGCGTTTACCTTGCGCATCGCCCAAAAGGCCATCTATGAGCAAATCCTCATAAAGGTTATACAGGTTAGCCATCCTGCCCATGTCGGCAGCTCTCAGGGCATTGCGCCAACGGCTTACGTCGTTGGTTCGTCGGATAGGTGGCCTGATTACCAGCTGCTGGATAATCGGCTTATTCTCTTTTTTTACTTCTTGTGCCATGATTAAAATTTTTGTTCACGTTTCTCGTTGCTTCCAAATCGAATCGTTGCAGAATCATCCACGCCGTCTTCATTTTCAAGCGTTGGCAGGTCGGGGCTCACATTGCCCTTTTGCAATTCCTTAAGCCAGTTCACCGCGCGGTTGTAGCGGTTCTCCCGGTGCGTGTACTCGGTTCCTGCATTGCTCAGGTTAATGAGGTGCCAGGCGGCCATGTCTTTAACAAAGGTTAACAGCAGCGTATTGCGTGCATCGCCTGTTGCTTCGAATATCGCCGCGCGATCGTAGCCATTTAGATAGCTCTTTGCTTCGCTGATGGCTGCATCAATCGCCGCCTCGGTCATGGTATCATCACCACGGGTGATGACCTCAATATTTTCGGCATAAAGATGCGTACTCATTTCTTCTTTTGTTAGGTATGCCATGATTTATAAATTATTGGTGTCAAAAAACTTATGCGCGTCCATGTTGGTGCTGTTCACATGCCAGCCAAACACCTTCTGATGCTTGCGGCGTTGAATGTCGGAGCGGGTAAGTACCTGGTACTTGTTTTCGAGAAAGAAAACCCGGTACCTGCGCCCGGTTTGCTTATGCTTTCG